GTTGCTCTTCTGCAAGATTGGATTAAAGAAGAGAATGAACGAATTAAGAAGGAACAACAAAGGAGATAATAATGTCTGAAGAAACAAAAGGCCATCACCCAGCAGATAGTAATGGCGATGGTAAGGTATCTAAAGCAGAAGAAGCTATGTACCTTGAATTTAAACGTAAAGAGCTTGATGATCAAGATGCTATGCGTGATGCACAACGTAAAATGACATGGTTTGCATTAGGTGGTTTATTACTATATCCATTTGCTGTAGTACTTGCATCTTTGGTTGGTTTAGATGAAGCACAAAAGACATTAGGAAGTATGGCACCAACATACTTTGTAGCTGTTGCTGGTATAGTTGCTGCGTTCTTTGGAACACAGAACTTTGGTAACAAAAAATAAAGGTAGACACTCATGGCTAAAGACGCAGAACAACAAGGCGAAGATCGTAACAATAAACTAGATCAGCTTATACAAACGATGGTTAAAGCGAAAGAAGAAGAGCAGGCAGCTGCAGAATCTATTGAATCGCAAACTAAACTATCAGCTGTATTGCAAGAGAAAGGTAATGACCTAACATCTGAACAAACTCGTGAGTTTGAAAAGTTATTGGCTACTCTTTCTGGCGATTCTGGTCTTAAAGCTGAAGAACGTAAAGAAGCTAATGCAAGAGCTCAGCAACTAATCGATATTCTTGGTGATATTGCTGACAATACTAAAGATCTTGGTAAGATCGATAGTGTTGCAGAAGGAGCTTTTACTAGTCTATTGTCTATTCCCACGATCTTACTTGGCCTTTCTGCTGGTGTTGTTTTTGGTATTACTGAATCATTTGTTAAACTAGGTAAGATATTAACTAAAGGCGTTCTTAAAGCTGTGGGACCAATCGTTAAGTCGGTATTACGTTTATGGAAAACACTCTTTGGTGGAGTCTTTAAACTACTCAATAAGATACCCTTTGTCAAATCGTTTACTTCAGCTATAGGTGGATTCTTTAAGTCGTTTAAAGCTGGTTTTGTTGCTAGGACTAGTAATATTGGTAAATCAATTGCTAGTACATTTAAGGTAGTTACTAATAGTTTAAAGAATATGAAAGCTGCGTTTGCAGCCGGTTTCTCTGGATTAAAAACGTTTAGAACTGCTACTGGCCAGTTTGGTAAGCTTGGATTCTTTGGTAAGATGGGTAAGTTATTAGGTACTCTTTCTAAACCATTTAAAGCTATGGCAGGTATGCTAAGATCATTTAAAGCATACGTATTAGCGCCGGTAGATGGAATTAAAAGCGCACTTAGTTCTATTAAAGCTTTAGTTCCTAGTGGTGGCTCTAGTAAATCAATGAAAGCTGTTGGTGAAGTCATTGGTAGAGTAATGAAAATAATGAGAAGCGTTACTAAAGCGGCATTTGGCTTTGGTAGAATACTTGGTCGATTATTTGTTCCAATTACGGTTCTTATGAGTGTATTTGATACATTCAAAGGTGCATTGTCTGGTTTCGATAAGTATAAAGACAAAGGATTTCTTGAAGGTATTATTGGCGGACTATTTGGTGGTATATCTGGATTGCTTACTGGTTTAATTGGTATGCCTCTTGATCTATTAAAGAGTGGAGTAAGCTGGATTGCTTCGAAGTTAGGCTTTGAGAACTTCGCTGAACAACTTAATTCATTCTCATTCTCTGATATGATCAGCAATCTATTTACTTCTATTACTGATACTATTGTAGGGTTTATTGGTAGTATTAAGGATTCTATTGCTGACATTGGTATTGGTGCTACAATAGCAAACGTTGCTCTTGAAATGCTAAAAATCTTTAAAAAGGTTGCGACATTCCCACTTGCTGTTGCCGCTGGAGCTGCTGCTGGATTAGCCGCTGCTTGGCCGGGTGGTGATACTCCGGGTGAGGCCTTTATGAAAGGATTTAATAAAGTACAATCCTTTGGTGATGCCCAAATCGATTCTATGAAAATTCAAGGCGATGGTATGAATGAGAAAGGCGAAGAGATTAAGACTACATCAGCTGAAAATGCACAAGGACAATCAAATCTAGGTACTGCTGCTGGATCAAATAGTACAGTAGCTGTGGCTGATAATAGTAAGAAGTCTAATGTTACTACAACTATAATCAATAGTCAGCCAAGAAATAGAGTTGGCGATACACTTCAAAACGCTTACGGGTAGACATCCCTGTCTAATATCTTCCCTAATTATTTAGAAGCAGTTTCAACACCGGTACTCTTTTTAAATTTCTTGGTGTACGATACGCCTCTGTAAGTTAGTTCTACAGTCATCGTAATTCTCCTATTCTGGATTATACGATTCTTTTAACGCATGAACCAATGCGAGTCTATAATGTGGACTACACAATAATATTTATAATAAAAAAAAGGGACCCCGAAGGATCCCTTGAGTGCCACACACTTTATCAGATATGCTCCAGACTGAACTGGGGTGGCCTTGTTGGTGGTATGGTTTCAAGGTTAGACGCCAAGCCCATACTCTTATTACCTCATATTAGCCCTGTTGAGCTAGCTTGTCAAAGTAGGACAATGTGTCCTCTTCCCCCTCATCACTAGAACTTAAAGGAGCTGATTCAGCCGCTGCCATTGTTGGTTGTTCAACAACAGGAGCTGATTGCATCATGGAATTGTTATCCATAGCTACATGACCAGCATCAACGCCTAGCACCTTATTCATTTTAGCTTTAAGTTCATCATAAGACTTATAGTTCTTAGGATCAATAAAGTCAGCTAAAGAGTGTAATTGGTTATATACACCTTCAAGCTTTTCTTCATCTCCACCGTGTAGTGGAGCAGCTGATGCAAACTCTGATTTATCATAGTTTACCCAACCTTCGACTTTACGAATCTTAATTTTAAAGTCAGCACCTTCCCAGAAATCATAAGGATTCACTGGGTCTTCATCTGCAAATTGTGGCTGCATTACATCCATGATTTTATCAAAGATTTTTTTACCAAATTTGTATACGAATACCTTACCTTCGTTTTGTGGATTGGATGGATCAGAAACAACTAGCACATTACTTACATAATGTAGACGTCTTTTCCTTTCACGTGCTAATGCTTTATCCTCATCACGACCAGTATTCCATAGTAAACCATTTGATTCACTGACTGGATCATCTTGTCCAATTGAAGTTAAGCTATTTTCGATATACCATAGACCAGTAGGACCTTTAAAGCCATGATCCCAATACCTTACCCAAGGAAGATCTTCACCTTCTTTGGCTGGTAGGAATCTGACTACGGCATAACCGTTTCCTGCTTTATCTCTGGTAGGTTTCCAAAACCGATCATCATCATAATTCTTAGTTTCGGTTTTAGTAGATACAGCTTCCGCTGCTTTTACGAGTTGGTCGATTGACGAGCCTCGCGAGCTCTTTAGATTTGCAAATGACATTTATATTTCTCCGTATTGCATTGTATTAAGACGTAATTGTCTTTTCTATTGTATTTCACCCTTGTTCATAATATAGTATATTATAACACATTTTCACGTGTTTGTAAACGTTTTTTGTAATAAACTTATACATTTATTACGATCAAAGTTTACGAATGGAGTATACTTTTCGATCTTCCGTTGAGTATCAGGCCATATAATAGTGTCTGATATCTTTTCAGATTCTCTTTGTATAAATCCAAAGATAGCATTAAGAATAACAACTGTCTCTAGACAGATTTCTTCTTGCAGCCATAGCTTTACGATAAGAGGATGTTGTCCATCAATCGATTCAAAAATCTTATCAAAGATAATATCCTCTTCTCGTAATCTATTTATATCAACTGAAAACACCCTATGAATACTTTCTTGTATTCTTTTATGATCTCTATAATTTTGTTCTCCATCTTCATCCATCATATCTCCAACATAACTAAGACCCATTTTAAAGTTAGAGATATAGTAATCCTTTAGATTACCATTATGTTTCTTAGCTAGCTTAGCAAAGAAATACTTATCTTTTCGTTTAAAGAAAGTCTTAGGTGTTACATTGGATTTAAAGTTATATTTAACAGCGTCATAACCAGACTCAAAGTGTAGCTTTAACGCGTTATATAACTTATATGATTCAAATGGATCAGTCATATTATTAAGCCATGACTCCTTCGTACAAAGCTTCTACATCTTCGATCTCACCTAAGATTTCTGACAAGTTTTGCTTGTGGTAAATCGTAGCCATTTTTTTCAAGTGCTTCTTATCAATTTCTACATCTTCAACGCAAAGGTTAACAGCCTCTTTAATAAAGTCTTTCTGCGCTTGAATTAAAGTCATAGCATTACTGATCTCAATAATACAGTCTTTGATTCGTTTAACATCTGCTGGTGATGATGGTATAATAACGTTACTCATAATATTTTTCCTAAATAGGGAGTTGATTACCCTTTTTGCCTCTAATTAAATTAAGTCTTATTGCTTCAGCTTCCATCTTATCTTTGAGTGAATCTGTTAATAGTTTCTTTAGATTACTATAGTCCATACCCCTCTCTTCAATAATATAAGTTGCTGCATCTATATAAGACATATTTCCCTTTACAACTAGTTGTTCTACGGCAGTTGAAAACCGTTTTTTAGTCATTATTTTTTGTTCTAAATCTATAATCATATCGCCCTGAGTAGTATGCAATCGGCGTTAATTCTACCATTAGGAGTACTGATCTTTGTAGTAACAGTATCCCAAACTAGTTTGTCGATTTGCTTAGTTGATTTCTTCAAAATAAGTGGCAGTATATCTTCTGGTTTTCTAAGAGTAGTTTGTCTACTCTTTTCACAGACATTCTTAATAGTAGTACCACTTACTTCAAACCCTTTTGTTGAATTTGTATCATATTGAATTAATTTTCTAGACTTAGTATTATATACAAACAATACTTCTTTACCTGGAATCATAACTGGATTGATAGAACTTACCTTATCATCAACACTATCAACACGATATTTAAGACTTTTAACTTGTGCATCAGATGACTTAGGCTTTTTAGCTCTTGGAATTTTAGCAGCTTTGTTAGCTGTCTTTAATTGTTCTAAGTCACTAAATATACCTTCCATAGTTTTAAGCATTTTATTTAATCTACGCTTAGTGATATGCGAGTATGCTTCAACAGCTTGATCACAATTGCCATCATAAGCATCTTTAATTGGTTGATATTCCATCATAACAGCTTCTTTAAAAATATTAATAGAAGATCCTTTAAGATCATATTGCTTAGCTAGTTTAAATACATCGATCTTTTGATTGTATTTTTCATCCATCCAACCATCAATAATCTCATCCCAATCAACCATAATAGTTTCATTCATCTTAGTTCTTTGTCTTTGCTGAACTGAAATCACTGGTTTCGGAGGAGGAGCATCAGCAGTTTCTTCTTCTACAGCTTCTACAGCTTCTTTGTATATTTGCTTTAGCTCCCCCTCCCAACGTGCAAGCTCATCTTTGGTATACTCGTAGCCTCTACTCCAAAGCTTTGCTACTTTACCTAGTTTACCAGTGAGTTGCCAATCCTTAAGTTTCTTAAGAGTTTTGATCTTATCTTTATCATAACCGTAGACATCAGTAGCAAATGTTAAAACACAATCAACGTAGTCTTTTGGCTTATAGTAATAGTTGTACCAATGACCACCTTTACTCCATAAAGCTAAACGATTAGTAGCTTTACTTGACGTTTCGCCCTTTTGAAAGACTGGTTCAGGACCCATATATTTGTCATCAATGGTTACCCTGTTTTTTCTCATTTTGATTCTTGCTTTATTCTCGGCCATGGTCTACTCCTTTATAATATAAGATCTATTATAACATAGTTTACTGTAAATGTAAACAGTTTTTTTCAATTAATTTAAATTTTTTACAGCTATTTTATCTTTATATCGTTTTTGTCTTTTAGTTCTATCATTAACTTCACCAGCAAGTTGGCCGCAGGCTGCAGCAACTCCATCTCCACGCTGTCTTCTAATAGCGGTTTCAAAACCTTTTATTTGTAGAATGTCTTTAAAATCACCAAGGGCTTTATAAGTAACTGGTTTATAATCAGATCCCTCAATAGTATTAAATGGAATAAGATTAACAACGCAATCGAGATCTTTAATTAATTCTGCTAACTCATAAGCATGTTTTTGC